TGTCGTACGTTGATATGGCAAGCTCTACCGCTTTTGCTCGTAAGACAGGGTCTTCCATTACGGCTCCTACTTAGAAGGCTTGCGAACGGAAATGTCGAACTCGGTGTCAGAGTTCAGTCCAGGGGGAACAGCCCCTGGGTTCTCTTCCAAGAAGAGCTTCATGTTGGTCTGGGAGATGCGCTTCTCCAGCAGGTCGAGCGCGTCCTGTTCCACCATGAACTTCTTGAAGCTGTCCCAGTCCGTTGTGTAGAACCGGGTCTTCTCCATCAGAGAGACGGTGCCATGATCGGTGCGCAGGGACTTGACCCCTGTGTCCCGCATCCGGTCCTTGATCTCGTTCTTGACGGATTGNTGTTGCTCCTTGATCGCCTCGATCTGGGCGTCAAGGTCTTGCACCGCTGCACGCATCTTCATGTAGATGCGCACGAGCTTGTCTACTGGTACTTGGTCTTCCATGCTTTCTCCTTTCTTGTTGGACAGTGTCAAACACTTTACATTGTCAAACGGTCTTGCGCAACCCCCTTTCTTTGATTTCTTCCTCGAACAGTTTGACCAGCAGGGCGTTGTCATCCACCTTGCTGGACAGCGCCTTGAACATGCGCTTCTCCACGGGTGAGCCCTCGATGTGGATCACCGTGACCTTGTCAGAGTCCTGCCCCTTGCGATCTGCCCGGGCGATGCACTGCACGTACTGCTCCACGCTCATGAGCGGGCCGTAGAAGATCACGGTGTCCGCAGCAGTCAGCGTGATGCCGTGCGCTGTAGCCTGGGGCTGCATGACCAGCACCCTCGGGTTGGGCTGCGTCTGGAAGCGCTTGATGATGTCGCTGCGCTTGGTGGCTGTGACCCCGCCGTGGATCTCCTCGCAGGCCACACCGTTCTTGGTGAGGAAGGCGCTGATGGTGCTGATGGCAGCGCGGAAGAGCGCGAACACGATGACCTTGCGCTCGGTCTGCTCCAGTGCTTCGAGGAGCACGTTGAGCCTGGGGGTAGCGTCGAACTCAACCACCTCTTGGTTGTCCGTGTAGGACACNCCTGTGCTGATCTGCAGGAGCTTGTTGAGCACGCCCGCTGCGTTCACCGCAGTGATCGTCTCGCCCGCAGCCATAGCCACCATCTGGTCGCGCAGCAGGTTGTAGTACTTGGCCTGCTGCGGCGTGAGCGGCACCTCGCGTGTGGTTGTCAGCACTGGCGGCAGGTCCAGGCACTGCTCCTTGGTGAAGCGTATGGCTGGCTGCAGCGCACTGAAGACCTTGTCCGCAGCGTCGGGCTTGGGTGCCCACTTGAACATCGTGATCTTCTGCATGACCGCATCACGCCACGCCGTGAAGAACTTAGGCACCCCGTTCGGGTTGACCAGCCGAGCCAGACCGTACGCATCCACAGGACTCTGCGCCGCAGGTGTGCCCGTCATCATCCACACGTAGGTCTCTGGCTTGATGATGGAGTTCAGCGCCTTCCAGCGCCGTGTCTGCGGGTTCTTGTAGGCGTTGGCTTCATCCACGATCACGAGGTCGAAGCGCCCGTCGTTGGTGATCTCGTTGGCGATCAGGTTCAGGCCTTCGTAGTTCGTGATGACGAACTCGTAGTCCTCCTGTATCAACTCGATGCGGCGTGCAGCCTGCGCATGGTGGGCAACCACTGCGCTCCTGTGAATGATGGAGTTGCCCAAGTCCTGCATCCATGCGCTGTGCATGATCGACAGGGGGCACAGGATCAGGCAGCGTCGGACTTCTCCGCGCTTCATCAGGTAGTCTGCCGCCCACAGGGCTGACAGCGTCTTGCCCGTCCCGGGCTCACTCAGCACGAACGCACGCCGGTTGAGCGTGAGGAACGCTGCAGTGTCTCGCTGGTGGTCCATCGGGCGGTAGCGCCCGGGCCACTCATACCTCCCCTGAATCGGGGAGGGGATGTTCTTCACCCCCAGGTTGCGCAGCACCCTGGTCTCGTCAAGGCCCCAGAAGACAGCGACTTGGTAACCACCCTCGATGGGCATTACCTTGTGCTTGGGGATGATGCTGTAGCGGTGGGGGTTGCGTGTGTTGAAGAGCAGTATCCTGTTGTCAATGATCTCCATGCCTTCTCCGTGTTGTTTTTACTTGCCGTTGTCTGCCTGATTGGCTTTGCGTGAGCGCAGGCGCAGGTTCCCCGGTGTGCTCTTGCCGCCCTTGCGCAGCGGTGTGACGTGGTCGATGTCCTTGCCTGCTCGGTCGATGCCTTCCTTGTCGTAGGCCCTGCGTGCACGCTGGCGCTCGATCTGATCGGTGGTCTCACCGGATGCCTTCTGAAGCTTGTAGGCGTGCTTGTAGTCACGCTTGCCGTTGACTTGCGTCATTTAATCGCTCCTTCTAAAGATTTTTGCGCTTGTTTTTTGTTTTCCGGATCGATCGCCCAGCGATCTTTAACGGCGTACAGACATCTTTCTAAAGCCCCGTGCATATGCACTCTGGCGTTTTGCCCGGTGCAAACGGATAGGTTGTTTAGCTTTATGGTGATGACGTATTCGTTTTCTGCGAGCCCACATGAAAACGCTTCGCTCATTGTCTTGCCCATCGCCGCTCCTAGCGCTTGGTATTAAAGGTACAGTGCTTGACCGGGCACCATCCGCACAGCGGGCTCTGCGAAGGGTTCCACACATCAAACTCATGCGCTGCCTCAAGCTTGGCAACGCGCTCTCGGTAGTCCCACCAAGCTGCATCAGCATCCTCGCGGGCCATCTTGTGCTTGACCATGCTGCCCTTGACAAGAAATACCAATGCCGAGGCAACCGACCGCACATGTGGGAAGTGTGTAAAGACCATCAGGGACATCAGCGTTAGCTGGTCCCGGTCAGGATACTTGTCGTTGCCCGTCTTCCAGTCCACCACCCGAGCGGTCAGGTTGTCGTCGTCCACGATCAGCAGGTCAGCGATGCCCCGCACCCAGCGGTCGTCATCCTTGAAGTCACAGGGCCGCAAGTCCTTGGTCAGCGCCATCTCATGCTCGAACAACTTGCGCCCAGGCTTGGCAAGAAGAACGTCTACGACGGGCAGCACAAAAGAAAACTGCTCGGGCATTGGAGTCCCGTGTTTGCCGTAGTCCTCGATGGCCTTGTGAACATCCTTGCCGTAGATGGTGTGCTTGGTATCCGTGAACGGAAACCGCTTCAGCACCTTGACCTCGTGGTAGCGCTTGGCGCACCCCTCGAAATCCTTCAGCGCCGAATGTGACCAAGTGACTTGCTTGTCTGTCATAGCTTCGCAGTGTTGACGACCTCGGTCAGACGACGAGCGAAGCGAGTGACGAAGCGCTCGTTGTCCCAGAGCTTGTGGCCCATGTCCTTGAGGATGGCATGAGTGACCTCGTGCCAGAACGTGTCGTCGATCTCTTCGCTCTTGAATGAGCGTCCGGTCAGGTTGCTTGTGCGGGCGATGGTGATCTGCCGCAGGTTGTAGTCCACCGCACCCATGTGTCCTCGCCCAGGCATTACCGGGGTGAAGCGCACCTTGTAGGGCTGGCTACCCAGCTTGAACGACTTCGGTATGTGCAAACGCTTTCTCCTTTTCTTCTAGTAGTGCAAGCGTGGCTTGCAGGATGCGGTTCTCAACGCCCAGGTGGACGGTGAGTTCCCGCGCTTCTCCATACTTGTGCTCAAGGCACAGGTTGTGGATTGCTCTAGCCATGCGCTCGATCTCAATGAGAGGCATGGCGTAATCGGTGACGGTAGCGATTTTCATCCCTTGGCAAGTCCGTATCGTTTGTGCACGCCACCATCGGCAGCGAGCGGGATTCCTGGCATGTACGTCGGCTCAATGGTCATGCAGGCCAGAAGGTACTCTTTGGCCTCGGTCGCTTCGCTCTCGGGCGCTACGCATAGCGCCTCGTCGTGCACGGTTCCACAGACCGGATACCGCTTTCCTATTCGCAGCATCCCGTCCGTCATGACGCATCGCGCCGTGCCTTGGACCACGTTGTTGGTGACCTTGCCCGCGTAGAGCTTCGTACGTTTGCCGTCTTTACCGTCAGCGTACGACCACTGGACTCGGCCCTTCTCATCCTGATCCGGGCGGAGGTCAGGATACCTCACACTCATACCACTTGGCAAGACGATCTCGCCCTTGCGGAAGGTCAGACACTTGTGCCGGTACTCCTTGCCCTTGTACAAGCTGTGCTCGATAAGCTGCCCCATCAGTTCCCAGAAGGCCACGACAGGCGCAGACGCAGCGCGGTACTTGTCGATGATGGCCTTGGCTGCGAGGCAGTGGATGCCTAGCTCAAGCTCGGTGCAGGTGTGGGGGATCTCCGCCATCTTCTTGATGTTCTCGTCCCAGGACAGGAACTTCTGCACATCCGGGCCGGTCACGCCCAACTGCTTGGCCTCCTCCTTGGAGTAGCGCTTGGGTGGTGCGCCGAGGAACCCGGTGAGAAGCTGTGCTGCGAACGATGCCCACCCCATTTGAAAACCGCACCCCAGAAGGGCAGACTTTGCACTTTGCCTTTGCACCGGATGACTGTCCTTGGTCATGCCGGGGAGGTTGAACATCTGCGCACCGAACTGGGCGTAGGGGTCCCCGCCTGAGCGGAAGATGTCGAGCAGGTTGTCGTAGTCGGCCAGCCATGCCAGCACCCGAGGCTCGATCTGCGAGAGGTCGCCCACGGCGATGACGTAACCCTCTGGAGCCATGATCGCCTTGCGCAGGAAGCTCCCACGCTTGAGGTTCTGCATGTTGATCGCGCTGCCCTTGGCTGCAGTCCACCGGCCTGTGGCTGCACCGTAGTAACTCAGCGGCACCGGCAGGCTCCCCCGCTCTGCGATCTCAAGGAAGCGCTGTGCACGGGTGCGCTCACTTGTGCTCTTGACCTTCAGTCTTGCCTGACAGAGGAGAGCAACATCCTCATTGTCATGATTGAGGAGGGCTTGGAAGTGCGCATCATTCTTGGCAAGCGCGAGCGTTTCTTCGCCCGTTGTTTTGCTTGTCTTAGTCGGCGGATGGACCCCAAGTGCCTTGAGGGCTTGCGCAAATTGCGGATTCGAAGCGAGAGTAGCTTCCNCCATGCCGAGCCTCTGTAGAAGTCCTTCACGCGCAATCCTTTCCTCGTCAATGGCCTGTGCCAGCATCTCCTTGTCCAGCGTCAGCAGCGGGTTGGTGTACATCTTGAGCGTCATGTCGATGAGCTTCAACTCCTTGGTGGGGTAGCCCTCGATCAAGCGCAGGAAGATCTGCTCACACAGGTGGGTGTCATGCCTGCAGTAGTCCGCAAGCTCTTGCTCCACATGGAACGGGATCGAGTCCAGCATGCCATCGGTTGAGTGCACCGCCTTGCCCTTGGGCGGTAGCTCGAACGCTTCGGCCAGCGTAGCCAGACTGTTGCCCACCTCCACGCCACGCAAGGCGCGGGCCATGCTGAGCGTGTCGAAGATGAACGCCGGCTTGACGCCGTAGACCCAGGAGAGGATGGTCACATCGAACTGCGCGTTGTGCGCGAGGATGGCCGTGCGAGACCAGTCGATGCTCACAGCCCAGCGCCGGATGCGGTCGCCGCGTACCCACACCGGGATCTCATCGGTGCCCACTTCCTTGTAGCACAAACCCCAGGCTTTGAACCTGGGGTCGCGTACGTACTCTTCGGTGGTCATCTTGCTGAGCGTGTACTCGGATCTAGACCAAGCAGTTTCGAAGTCGATGACTACGATCTTGTCGTATGGTCTCAATGCGTTTCTCCTTTTCTATGTAGGTCGTTGGCGTGCAGGTTTGTTATCAACATCTCTGCAGCCTGCGTGACGATATGCCCCGTCTCGTGTAGCGATGAGTTCACGCCCATGATCTTGAGCATCTCTTCGTTCTCGACGAGACAGAACACGCCGTGGTTCTTGTGATTGAGGAAGCAGCTACCCACCATGAGGATGGCACGCACGAACTGATCCGCTTCGTCTTTGGGAAGCTCAGCGATCTGCTCCATCATGTCGATCATGGCAAGGCGTGCCGCCACGCTCTCTTCGGTACTCATTGTGCCCATTGTGATCTTTCATGGAACCACTCTTCTAGCAGTTCCGTTGTGTCTTCACGCACCACCATAGCCGAGCCACCAGCCTTGTGGATCTCTGCCATCTCGCGCTCTTGAAGGAGCGTGGGCTTGTTAAAGCCTGCCTTGCATTCTACACCCAAGAACATGCCTCGATAGCACACGATGATGTCAGGTATGCCTGCA